GCTCGGTGTCGTCGATAGCGACTACACCCGGAAGGTGGCGAAGCGTTGGCCGATCTCAGCTGTTGCGCGTGTATTCCAGCCCGGCTGCAAGGCGGACTCGGTGTTGATCCTCGAAGGCATCCAGGGGGCGGGTAAGTCGACGTCGATGTCGGTGCTGGGCGGCGCGTGGTTCATGGATACGCCATTCAACCTGGGCGACAAGGATGGCTACCAAGCGATCCGGGGCAAGTGGATCGTCGAGTTGGGCGAGCTGGATGCGTTCAATAAGGCCGAGTCGACGCGGGCCAAGCAGTTCTTCTCGGCCTCGGTTGATACCTATCGCGAGAGCTACGGGCGACGGGTGCTGGATGTGCCGCGTCAGTGTGTGTTCGTCGGTACGACCAACCAGGACGAGTACCTGAAGGATGACACGGGCAACCGGCGCTACTGGCCGGTGATGTGTACCAAGGTCGATGTCGAAGGGCTGCGGGCAGACCGCGATCAGCTATGGGCTGAGGCGGTTGCCTGCTACAAGGCCGGCCACGTGTGGTGGGTTGAGCGCGACGAGGCCGAGCTGTTCGCGGCTGAGCAAGACCAACGCTACCAGGCCGACATGTGGGAGGAGCCGATCATCGAGTACCTGAAACGGCACATCGGCGACAGCGTGACGGGGGCTCACATCCTGGAGAAGGCGCTGAACATTGACCCGAGCCATTGGGACAAGCCGGCACAGATGCGCGTCGGCAAGATCATGCACCGGCTGAAGTGGCCCCGCCGCAGGCGTGGCAGTACGCCCAGCGGGACGCGGGGTTATGTGTATATGAAACCAGACGCGTGGCGGCCCGAGAAGCAGGCGCCGCTACTGCCGCCCAACAGCAAGGGGAAAGCATTTTGATTGCCGAAATGGATGAGATGCTGAAGCTATGGGCGCTGGACATGCACGGTGGCCTGGGAGCCGGTGGCAGTGGTGGGGGGTCGATGCTGGGCCAGCTGATGGACTGCAAGGGAGAACTTATCCGTGGCACGCCGGGCGGATCTCGGATGCTACTGCCGTGGTCGGCCGACATCGAGGTGATCGTGAACAAGCATCTGGAGTGGCCGCTGGCTCAGGCGGTGCGTGAGCATTACCTGAACCGGGACAGCCTTGATCACCAGAAGTGGGCTCACTGCGGGTGCAGTCGGGCGCAGTTCTATCGGCGCTTGGGTGCTGCGCATGTCGCGATCGCTGGTATGCTGCTGGAGCGCGTAGCGTGACTTCCGGGGAGCGTCCCTGCTGGTCCCGCCTGCCTTTCGATTGGTGGGCCTGCT